CAATATTCATAATATATAATTTAATCGATTATTAATTCTTCCTTAACTATTTCCTTTCTAACAACGTCCTTATACATATCAGGACATTCAGGATCAGTTACCTCAAACAAGAAAGTTCTAAGTCTATCTATTTCCTTGCTCTGTTCATTAGTCTTCCCCTCTAGAGCAGCTATTCTAGCTGTAAAGTAAGATGATAAATCATAAAAATGTTTCATAAATGATATTTTTATCTAAATTACAAAAAAATACTTATCTACAAATATTTTAACAAACTTTAACATTTGAGCAAAAAAAAGAAGGTAGACTACTTTCTTCGTCTACCCTCTACTCCAAGAATTAATGTCCGATTAATTACAATACTAAGATAATATATGTTACGTTAAAAACCAAAGCATAGGTGGTTTTAAATCATCATTATCAATATGTATGTAACTTCTATGCAAACCTATCCTTCTAAAACCAACCATATTTAATGATTCAACTATTTTAATGCGTTTGTTAGCGTTAACACATTCTATATGAGCTGCCCTGCCAATTAAGTGAGAAGATGTAGTAGAGGCCTTGTAGTGTATCTTATTATGAGTACTAGTAATATAGCCACTAAGTATCTTAAATCTTATTTTAGCAATATCTCTAGCCTCATCTAACATACTCATAAATTCCCTATCCATATACTTATATCCAGAACCTGGTGAATCAGGGGAATCAAACTCTTCAAAACGAAAATACTTATATTCCATTTTGTTAAATTAATAAAAAAATATATATTTGCAAAACAGTAGCAGTAAATCTACCTTAAAAATTACCAAACTTCTATAGGAATATAGTTGGAACAGATACTTTGAAATTTTGTTTTTCTAGGGGGCTTTTTCTTTTCTTTCTTTCTTTTTACTCTTTTTCTTTCTTTCTTTTCTTTTGTAATTATATATATACTATGTTTAATAAGGTGTACTGCGTTTAACGACCCTGTCCTTTATACCTCTTAGAATAGTTCTTAGAGCTCTTCAGATGACTTGATTTAGACTTACTGTGTACACCAGGTCGTTTAGTCTTAGAAGGTCTCTTATACTTGCTTATTTGAAGTCTAGCCATTATTTATGTTTTGAGTTACCAAATACTTTTTCTATCCCTCTAGAACCAAAGTATCCTCCAATTACGATTGATAAAAGACCGGTAATTGAATCCAAAGGATAACTTAAATACCAACCTATAACATAACTAACTGTAAGAAATACCAATACTAAAGGTCTAACATTACTAGCTAACCAGGAGCCTGACCTAGCGTCTGCAACCCATCGTCTAGTTGTACCATCTATTTCTGCTCTTTCTAAATCTAGTTTTTTAAGTGCTATTTCTTTATCAGCATCACTCATATCAGAACCACCAATAATAGCCTGTATAACACTACCTACTGCTGTATTACCTGCTACAGCTCCAACTACATCAGGTATTTTATCTAAAAGGAATTGACCTACTTTAGTATCTTTAAATTTCTTTTTGGGGGTAGACATAATGTGCTTCCTACTGTATTAGTAAGTCCAAACTGAATTTGGTTTTGTATCATCGGTATCGCAATGTATAAAGGTTTTTGCGACTCCAATACGTTTAAACCCTGCTTTGATAAGGGCGTTAAGGATGATATATCTTTGGTTTCCTCCACTAACAGCAATATCGGCTGCAACTCCGATGAGGTGGCTTGAGTTTGGTACTCCTCCAACTTGCTGATTCCTTTCTTTTGTCCTGTAACCACTTGTGATCTTAAAGGGTATACCTGCAAGTTCTCTAGCGTGTTCAAGTTTATAAAGAAAGTTAGTATCCATATTCTTACCTGAATCAGATAGACTAGGACAGTTAAACTCATCAAGGGAAAAGTAATTAAGGTTCATACAAATATGCTATATATTATTTTCCACAAGATAAAAAACAATACAACTCCCATAAATATAAGTTTACCTTTATTATAATAGCCATCACTATTCCAATTTTCAGAAACGTATTCTATTACAGTTTCTTTTGCTAAAAACCAATATCTTTTCATTTTTATTTATTTAAGTGTGAACCGTCACAATATCCGTTAGGGTTGCTAGTGCAACCACATTTACATTTTACTTCTTTCATAATTTTCCTTTTTGTGAGTTACGATTGTCATCAAAGTCCATTGCTGCCTTAAGGATGATTTTATCCATCATATTATCTTGGTTTTGGAGCATTTCTCTTTGGAGGTTTATAACCATTTCCTCTAAATTATCTTTAGCTTTTACAAGCATTTCAATTTGATTCTCTTTCTTCTCTAAACTTTGTTTAAGAGAGTTTATATCATCTGGTTTACTTCCTGTTATAGTAGCTACTGTAATACCAATACTAGCTGAAATTGTTCCAATTAACATCATTACAACCTCCTTGTTAGTGTCTAGTACAGGAAACTGAATTAATGCTATAATTAAACCAATAACAAAAAGAAATATTAGTAGTGAACCTACATAACTTCTTATTTCTCTAGCTACACCATTTTTAGGAAGTGCCATTATTTTAATTTTTTATAAATACTAATTGATGTATATACAACTGCAAGACATAAAGAAATACTTTGAAGTATCGGATTTGCCTCACTTATAGAAATGCCTAAAGCAAAAATATTAACGAAACCTATCTTCAACTCTTCCATTATTTAATTGCTAAATAGATGTAAGTATTATTACCATTAATATCACTATTAGAAGTTAATATTTCAAATGAAGTTGAATCAAAACTAATATCTAAAGTTCCATCTTCTGCTGCGCTGCTGTTTGGATAAATCCTACCTTTTCCGTCAGTACCTGAAGTTCTTACACTATCAAACATATTCCAAAAATTACCATTACTTGAAGCACTTTTAATTAATAAGAATCTTGGTTGAAAGCCTGTAGCAACAACTTTACTACTTGAATTTGAACCAACATAGCTCCCAACTTTCTGATACCCTGTTATAGATGTGAAACAGTAGGCAATTAAATTATTTCCACTACCATTAACATCTGTTGAAGTTCCAACACTAAATACAGTAGATGTAGGTTCTGTATCATTCCAGATAGTTGTAGCTGTTCCAGCTCCGTAGCTTTGGTTTAAATTCATATATTTAGTAGCACCTGATGCACTATTATATACCGCCCAATTATCCGATACATCTAAATTTTTTAACAAAATTAGTTCAGGGGCTGAAGAGAGACCGTGTGAAATGGTAGCTCCTGCAGTACCATTCCCTGTATACTTCACAATACTAAACCCTGCCTCTGCATTTACACTTACTACACTATCTATAGTTCCCTCTGTGTTTATCTGTGGTAAGTTGTCATCGTGGTCACCTGCTTTCCAAACCCAAGCAACGTATGATTTACCACTTCCATTAAGTGAATCCATTCCTATAGAACCTGAAGTGATACTAAATCCATTATCATTGAAAGACGATAAATAACCATTATTATCATTAACGGATTCAGCATTAGTTGCATTAGAAAAAATAGGTTTATTACCTCCTCTTACACTATCAAATAAATAGTGCCAATAACCTGCCGAATCTGCCCTTTCCTTAATCCAAACAAAATCAGGTTTAAATCCTACATCAATATTTCTATTATTACCATCTCCTGTATAAGTAACAACATCAAAGCTATTCTCTACAGTTGGAGTAGTAGTATCAGGGTCTGCAGCTATAGCTAGGTAGATGAAAGTTTGTCCGCTTTGATTTTCACTATTACTGTTTGCAACTGTAAAGCCATTTGAATTAAACGAAACTAAATCTGATGAAGATGCTCCTTCCGCACCTGATGAATCAGCAATTAAATAATTTTTTCCGCTTCTTTTGGAGTCATACATCATCCAATTTTGAGTAGATGTAGATGATTTTATCAATACAAAACCAACTTCAAAATCTGTAACTATTGATTGACTAGTTCCATTTCCTGTATAAGTACCGACTTTTTGTATTCCGTCTACATTTTTGAAGCTGTAAAGAATATAATCTCTACCTGATGAAGATGTAGGTTGATATACAGTTGTAGCTGTTGGTGCTGTTTCTGATGAATCACTTTTTGAATCACTACCATTCAACACAAAATAATCTAAACTTCCATCAATTACTTGGGTATATGTCCACCAATTCTCTGTACTATCAGTTCTTTTAAAAATAAATAAATCAGGAGTTCCGTTCAATCCGTGTGGCACTTGGTTAGTTGCACCTGCTTGACTTGTAAATTCTACTATTGAGAATTGAGCGTTAGTATTGACAGACATTTTTTTAGCTTCTACATTACCTGCCAAAGCTGCTGAAGATGAAGATCCATCTATCATAACACTTCCAGAAGTCGGAACATTACCTGCTCCTGCTGAATTTGTTGCAGTTGGTGAACCTCCTGCATTGAAACACCAAGCAACGTAATCTGTACCACTTGCTCCTGTAAAATCTGAACTACCTACAGTAAATCCATTAGAATCTAAAGACCTAATATAAAGACCATTAGTTTCTGTCGCTGTATATTCTCTTTCGTTATTCTGCGTACTAAGTAAGGCAAGACTGTTTGTAGCATTATTGCTAGACATACTATTTGAAAGAATGTGCCCTTTTGCAGTACTTCTACTTTTTACCCAAACCAAATCAGGTGAGAAATTTGTAGCATCCTGATAAGTTACGTTTGTAGCAGTTCCGTTGTAATTTCCTCCTGTATCATTAGCGTTACCATCTAATTGGTATAAAGCAACACCAGAATTGTCATCAAAAATATCAGTAACTGATTTAGATGCTGAAGCAAATGTTTCCCCATATAAAGTAGTTCGCTCTGTAGAAGATAATGCTTTGTTAAATATTCTTACTTGGTCTATTTTGCCGTTAAAATATTGACTTGTTGATGGTCTTCTATATCCAATCCCGTAATTGCTATCTCCTGTATTTGCGACACCTGTTTGAATTCCTGTAGTTGACATAGCGACTGCTGAACCATTAACGTAAATTTGAGTATTTGTTGCTGTTTCTATTGCACCTCCATTATATGTTACCGCTACATTAAACCAACTCCCAGTAGTTATCTGTGCTGATGAAGTTATTGCATCTCTTCCATAGTATTCCACATATAATTTTCCTGCTGTATCAATAGCAAAACCAAATCTTTCTCCTGCTGCCGAAGCTCCAAACTGAAAAATGGTTTGAGCAGCACTTAAGCTATTTACATTAATCCAAGCAGAAATAGTTCTTGTTGCAGCACCGCTTATTCCTAAATTTGGTAAATCTATCTTACTACTACTCCCATTAAATAACGCAGCTCTATTTATATAGCCACCTATTTTTTGAGTACCTCCGTTACCTGTATAGGTAACTGTGTTGAAATAACCTGATGGTAGATTGCCTGAAGGAGCATCTCCTGCCGCCTTCTTAAATGTCTTTCTATTTAAAGCCATATTATAAGTTTATGTCGTACTGTACTACTTGTGCTTTTGTGGTCTTGGCATTTATTTCGCCTTCTTTTGTTTCTACAGTTGTTCTTATTGCTGCTCTAGCATCTGTTATATCAGATTCAGTAGTATTACCTAATTCAGTATCTCTTATAATTACCCAATCAGTTTCAGATAGTTTATTATTAGCAATACTTTTTAGGTTAGCTATCTTTTGAGTTTTTAATTCTGCTAAAGTTTGTGTCCAAGTTTTATTTGTTTTAGGATATGTAAATTGAATATTTTTACTATCCCAAAATATTTCTCCTAAATCGTGAATTTGTGAGTTATAACCATCTGGTAATACTACATCAAACAAACCTTCTGATTTTTGGTCAGCTCTTGGTAATTGGTCAAACCCTCCTAGATATTCTTTTTGACTACCTTTAAATGCTTTAGGTACTGATGTATATACCTGTATTGTTCCGTTTCTATTTATTGCGTATGCCATTATGATCCTATTTGTGAGATTTGATACCACGCCTCTGACGTAGATATAAATTTAAATTCTATTAAGTTTTTTGCAGAACCTGTATCACTATAAGTTCCTCCTAGTTTATTAAATGTTCCTGATGAACCGTTTATATTACCAAGTGCTAAAGTAAAAGAACCACCACTACCTGTTATCTGTAAAGTACAAGTAGAACCTATTTTAACATTTGTAAAAGCTACTGTCGTAGAATGTCCTGCTGTCCAAGTAAATACATCTGCTGTTGCGGTATCTATTGTTATTGCTGCTGCTGATGTTACCGCACTTGCTGCTGTATATCTGTTTGATAATTGGTCGTGACCTACAACATCGTTAGCAATAGTTAAAGCTGTTGCTCCTGTTACATCACCTGTATGGGTTGCGTTAGTAACCTTTGCTGTATTTGCTGCTATAGCTGTATTAATTGAGTTAGCTAGTTTATCTGCTGTAACAGCATCGTCTGCTATTTTACCTGTAGCTATTCCTAAATCAGCTAAAGAAATAGTGACTGCACCTACTGCTGAATCTCTTGCTAGTGGAGCTGTTGCTGTTATACTATTTACTTCACCTGTAGTTTCATCATTATACAGTTCTGTGAAGTTGTCGTTTATTTTATCAAATGCGGTTCTTAACGGATCACCTGTTCCATCATTTGCTGCACTCCCAATTCCTATTGTCTGTTTAGCCATTTTATTTTATTATTAATTCATACAAGAAGGTTCGGAAGGTATATCAATTGTAGAATTATTTGATGAGATACCCCACCAACTACTACAATATATATTCCCCCAATTTATGTTATTTGCCATTATATTTCAGTTTGGTCAGCAGTCGTTGTTGTAGTGTCTGCAAATATACTAATCATACTAGCTAGAAGACTACTCCCTCCTGCGATTGAAGGATAAAATATACCCCATCCTATAGTGCTATCTTCATTTGCGTTTCCGAACCAACTCTTTTTGTATACCGATCCCCAACTCATTATTGTTCTTTATAAGATAACTATTTAATTTAATTTCGTTTTCTTTTTTAGGTCTATAAACTTTCTTCTTTTTTCTACCCATTATAAAACCCAACCGGTAAAATTAACGTCTCTTTCAGGATACATTCCGTCATCCTGGTTAGATATATATTCCGGATATAAACTACTATTGTAATTCATATGGTCCATAAATCTTTGAGTGTAAAACTCAGCAGTCTCCGTAGCGTGACCTGCAAGAGAATTAATTTCTGACTGATCTACAGGTGTTGAATTTTCTGAATTGTGTTTATAAATACCACCATTTGATATTTGATAAGCCGCATAAGGTATATAAGCCGCTTGAGTATACCAAACAAGCATTGGTTTAATGTAATCATCAACCAGGGTTTTGTAATCACCTGTTAAGGCATTTGCTATAATGTCAGCCTGTAATTTTTCATATAATTTACTACCTAGATATGTTTGTATTTCAGTGTCCTGAGCCACTTCAATAAAATGCACTATCTTATCAGCATCTAAATTTCCGTCAAATATTGACTTCCTTTTTAATTCCTTTAATGTTATAAATAAAGCCTTCATATTTATTCTTCTTCTTTAGGTTCTTCTAATTCAAAATCAACCTCTATATCTAATAACTCTTCGTCATCTATCACTTCTTCCTTATCTGAAGATAACTTTTCACCTGTTTCTTCTTCTCTTTTAATCTTAGTAGATATATTATCTAACTCAGTAAACTCTATAGGTTGTAAAGTAGTAAAGTATAAGTCAAGCATTATTCCATTGAACGATAACAATTCTTTGAAAGCATCTAATAGTAATGTTTGAAATGGTCTAATAACAATATTATCCATAAGGATGGATGCTGTTCTTAATTCTTCTGCGTTATTACCAAATCCTGTATTATCTTTAATACCTAATAAAATAGGTGATACAACACCGTGACCTATCATAATCTTTTCTCTACTCTCCTTGGCTAAAAAATCATATTGGGCGTGAGCATCCGGTAAATGCATAGGCTCTACACCTGCTTGACTTTCAGAGCTCTCGTTGAATGCAAGAATAAACCTACCTGCATTTGAAGACCCACTGAATTTATCATATATCTTTCTCTCTATAAGTTCCTGGATTTCATCTGTAGGAACACCATTGTTAAAATTCAATAATAGAGAAGGCTGTAAACCATTTTTAATATTACTTATATGATAGTTAGACACCTCTTCTTCTAGAGAACAATACTGTAAACATCCTTGATAATCAACAGGACTATAATAATAGAACCCTGCCCTATATGGTTTAATGCAGTAAATCTCAATCTTCTCAGACCTAGTTCCATTTCTAAAAGAAGGTATCCTTTTAGGTTTATCTGATGGTTTTATATTGGCCCAATCTGGATGATAATAATACCCTTTAACTTTACCATCTTTAGCTTTCTCTGCTCTTAATGTTTCGGTAGGGAAATGATGAAGGCCTGATATCTGTTTTTTACCTGCCTTATAAACAACCTGTATTGTAGCCTGACCTAGCATTTTTAAATCATTAACCACTCTTTTAATATCATTCGGTCTTAATAAGGACTGCATCTTACCAAACATCTCAGGTTTTTCAGTAGAGTCTGTTGCGTTTAATCCTCTACCATAAATCATATCAACAATACCATTGATACATCTTGAGTTTGTTGGACTACCTAAATATCTTTCTATAAGCTCATAGAAGTAATTATTGTCATCTCCATATTCAACCCATTCCCTTCTAGCATTCTCTTTTACTTTAGGTATTTCGTATCCAGATAAATTTACAACCCTCATACTAGGATCAACCTTTTTAGGTATTTGAATGTTTCTATTAGCTTTAATGTTTTTTCGACTCATATTATCATATATTGTTGCTCTTGCGTATCAGCATCATAATTATTGTATTCGCTAGTATTAAGTGTATGCGATATTGTTGTATCTGTTTTTGCAGTTGCATAAACTTTATCTCTATAAAGTAATGTAGAACCTTGTTTTACTTCTATAGAATAAGAAGTGTCTTCAGCTAAAATACTAAACGTACAAGGTATATCTAAAAAGTTACCATTTACAGTTGAAGTTAAACTAGTCAGTGTCTCATTCTTTTTTGTACCGTCTTCAATAATCTTTAAGGTTAAATCACTAGCGGCAGTGTATGCCCTAGGTATTATGCTTAAAGTTTGAGAGTCTGTACTTGGTAAAAGTCTTATCATATAATTATAACTAAAATACTTTAGTTTTGTTCACAAAAAAAGGGTAACCGTTAAGCTACCCTTTAATTATCAAATAAAACTCAGTTTAAGAGTTTGTACCTGGTGTAACTGTTACACTTGCACTACCCATCCCTGCATAGGGGTCAGCTAGAGTTGGTGCATCTACAAAGTTAGCCGGTTCTCTCTCCATAGCAGTAAGTGTAAGTGTGTAACCACTTAAATCTCCCATAGATGTACCTGTAGCAATAGTTCCTCCTGTTACTTCAGCACCGTGTTCTAGACCCATAACAAATACATTGCCGTTATAATCTTCAACTGCAATGTGAGGTCTTCCATATGTCAACAACTTGATTTCTTTATGATCCTCTTTACTTAACTTTCTCAAGGTAAGAGATAGAGTTTGTTCAAAGAAAGCAGTCCCATTTTCTGTACTAGCAGTAATACTTTGTTCAAAGCTGTTAGCACCTTTTAATTCGTATTTAAAAGCAATAAAAGTTCCTGATAAATCTGTAATCTCATCATTAGTCTTTGTTACAGTACCTAAATCACCAAAATCAGTGAAATATACTGCTCTTAGACCGCCAACTACATCTTTACAAGGTTCTTTACGCCCTTTAGTTAAATCACAAGCCATATCTTTTTATTATTAAAAAAGGGTGAGTAGGCATCTCGGCTCACCCACCCTTTTAAGTTGATTAATTAATTATTAGTTAGCAGAGTTGGTAATACCGTATGTTACGATATCCTCAACAATTCCATATTGCACACCTGCACTAAATCTCATTACAACTCTCACATTTTGAGAACCATCAAGATCAGCCATATCAATAACTTTTACTTCATTATGGTCAGAAAGTAATCCTGTACCGAAGAAAATGTTAGATTTTTCAGCAGCGACTGCTGTGTTATCAGCAAGACCGTTAGCAACAAATAAAGAAACACCATCAAAAGAAAGTGAACCGTTATTCCACCATTGAGTCCCTTGTGCGTTTGTACCTGCAGCACCTAGTCCAGAAGCTCCAAATCCACCTAAAGCTCTTACATAGCTTCTCGCAATATTTTGAGAAACATAAATGTTTAGGTCTTCGCTACCATAAAGTTTTGAAGGAATTGCATCAACGATGCTACCTAATTTAGTAATAACATTTGAAGATGTTACTGCTCCTGCAGCAATCTCTTGTGCAGCAGGTAAACCTGCATCTAATGCTATTTGAGTAGTCAATCCATTAAATTGTCCATTATTAGAAGTAGCACCTGCCCAGATAGACTGTTCTGTTCTTTGAGCTACTTTTGCTGCCACGTGAGCAATAAGAAAGTCAGAGAATTTAGAAGGCATATTGCTGTGAGCAGAAAAGCCCATAGAAAGAGCTTCCCAATCAGAGATAAAGTCTTTCTTACATAATTGTAAGTTAACTTGTTGCTCTTCTGGAGCAAGGATTCTTTCAGTTAGTGTAATAGTTGAAGTAGCGTCAAAATCACAAGTTGCATCCTTAACGATATCGTCAGTTGCCACTTTTTTGATAACCTCTTTTAACTTTACATTTGGTTTTACAGTTATACCACCATTGGATATAGTAGAACCTTCAAGTAGAGCAGCAGCGATATATTCACCTGCAAACTCTCCTGCGTAAGTAGTAGTAATTGATGTAGTAGTTGCCATTTTCTTTGTTTAATATATTATTACTTATTTAATCTTGCTAATACTCTATCAAGAGTGGTTTGCGGTCTGTTTTGAGCATATAAATGCAAATTTTTACTATCTGTTGTATTTTCTGGGCTATGAGTTAAAGGTTGCTCATCGGCAGAAAGTTCTTGAGGAACTTCTTCTTTAGATTCTTCTTTAGCTTCTAATTGACCCATCATTTTTTCAACCATAGCCCTAACTTCTGCTAGTTCTTCTTTGGTTGCATAAGACATCTCAGCTTCTTGAGCCTCAACCTCTTCAGAAGCCTCTCCTTCAGGAGCCTCTTCTAATTGCACTTCCTCTTTAACTTCTTCGGTGTTAGACTCAAGCTGTACCTCTTCCTGTACATCTTCTTGCACTTCTTCTTGTGC